ATGTTAAAGCTGCTCGTAAGGCTCATGCAGATGGTACTTGGGATGGCAACGTAGATAAAGAAGGCGAAGCTATTGTACATATCAAAGGTAAACCATACACTGTAACGAACAATAATGAATCAGTCAAAGAAGGCAAAATGAAAGAGCTTCAGGACTATATTGATCAAGGTAAATCAGCTGAATGGATTGCTAAGAAGATTGGTTACCCTGTTAAAGACGTTAAAGATTTCTTAAAAGGTTATCAGAAAGAAGACATTGATGAAGGCGTTGATAAATCTAGTGATGTTTATAAAGAGTATCTATTACTAAAGAAGAAATCTATTGCTGATTTGCGTAAGATGGTCGGACAATCACAACGTGGCGCTGTAGACTTAAAGTCATACGACAAACAAGGTGCTATCTCAGATCTTTTACGCAACAAGTTCGGTGGCAAGAAAGTTGATGCAGCAATGGGATTAAGCGAAGCTTATAAGAAAGGCGATAAAGTTACAGTTAAGAATGCTAAGAAATATGATGCGTTTTCTAAGCCTGAAGTAAGCGGTGTAGTTATGGGTGTTACTAAAGATGGCGTACAAGTTAAAGTCGGAACTGGTAGCATGACTGTTGATCCTAAAGACATTAAAGAATCTTTAGACGAAGCTTTCTATAAAGCAGGTTCTGAAAAATCAAAGCTTGATAGTGGTTACCGTTCGCACTTAAAAGATGACGAAGGTAAAACTGCTTATATTGGCAATGTATCTTATAAGAAAGCAGATACTGCTAAAGGCGAAGCTGAAGTTTATGGCGATGCTTATTATAAAACTGCAGGTAAGTCTGGTAATGAACGTGCTGCTGATAAAGCTATTGCTAAATATAGACAAAAGCATTCATCAGATATTGTTGAATCTGCTCTAACATTTAGCGCGATGAGAGAAGCACAACTATCTCCTGGCGAATATATTAAGACTTATAAAAAAAGCACAGGCAAAAGCGTTGCTGATCCAGTACAATTCCGTAAAACTAAGTTCGCAATTCTTAAGAATAAAAAGCCTTTAGTTCTTAAAGGTAAAGAAGCTGTTGTTGTTGGTCAAGGAAATGCTGAGAAAGCTGTCGCAGAATTACAAGCTAGAGATCCAAAGAGCGATTATAAAGCAATGAGAACTGAATCTATTGATGAAGCTATCAAGATTGGTACCAAGGTTACTATAACTAAAGGCGAAAAGAGCTTAATAGGTATTAATGGTCGTGTTGGCGAAATCCGTAAAGATCCTGCTGGTAATAAAACGTTTACTATTGATTATCAAGATGCGAAAGGTCAACGCAACAGCGTTCAAGTGCCGAGAAAGAATATTAAAGAACTTAAAGAATCTTTAGAAGAAGCTGTAAGTCCTATTGTTAAAAGCACTGCAGTCGGCCGAAAGAATCTACTTAAAGTTAACGCTGAAGTAGTTAAACTTATGGCATTGTCTGATGATAAGACCATGAAGAAATACTATGCTGACATCTTAAAGCAATTAAATTGGGCTGATGGTAGATTAAAGCAATTAGGTAAGCCAGAGTAGAGAAATTATATGAGCAAAATATTGATTGGAATTATTGTCGCTATGGGTTTTGCTTGTATGGTATATTATCAATTCTCTGTTGTGCCAATGAAAAACAAGCTAGAAGAGCAAACAAAAGTTCTTCTAGCTCAAGATCTAAGAGATGCTGAACAACAAGCCGCTATAGAGTCTATCACAAAAAACTTAGAAACGACCTCTAATTCATTAAGAGGTCTTCAAGTTCAAAACCAACAATACGAAATCGAAATGGCTGAATATATGGATATATTCCGTAGACATAATATCACTAAATTAGCGAGTGCTAAACCTGGGATGATGGAAAAACGAATTAATGATGGAACTAAGGAGGTTTTTGATGCAATTGAAGCAGATAGTAATCGTATTAGCGCTCTTAATAACTAGTGGATGTAGTCTATTACAACAGCCACCACGTGAAGTCAAAATAATAACTAAACCAATACAAATCGAAATTGTACAACCAGTTCTACCAAGACCTTTAAAACTAAAAGAACCAAAATGGTACGTAGTATCAGATGCCGTAATTACCGAGAATTGTCTAAAGAACGAAGAAGGCAAATCAGATTGTAAACTAGGTAAAGAAGACTTATACCCTGAAGGATATACTTACTTTGATCGGTTTATAGATAATATTAAAAAGTTACATGGTGGAGATACAGTATTTGTTGCTATGACTGTATCAGATTATGAATTAATGTCATATAATACCCAAGAAATTAAAAGATATATAAACCAACTCGGCGAAGTAATAGTCTATTACAGGAACGTAACCATAAAGGCGGAAGACGAAGATGTCAAGCAACAAAATGAAGAATAAATTGACGGTATGGGAAAGAGCTGAGATGGCTGCAAAGTTATCAGCGATTGCATACATGGATGAAGAGTCAGCTAATAATGCTTGTAAAAGATTAGGTTTTGCTCATGGCAAAATCATTAGTAGAAATGGAGCAGAAGTACTTGTTGCTACAGAGAAGAATGATCTTTGGATAGCGTTTAGAGGTACAGAACCAAATAAACTTAATGATGTTATGGCAGATTTAAAAGTTATTAAGAATTCTGCAATTGCTGGTGGTAAGGTCCATGGCGGATTCCAAGAAGAAGTCGATGAAGTTTGGTTAGACATTGTTAAACTCTTAGATAAGAATAGTCAATTAAAAGAGAGTAGAGACGTATATTTTACTGGACATAGTCTAGGTGCGGCAATGGCCACAATAGCATCAACACGATATAGTCCTACAGAGTTATTTACGTTTGGATCTCCAAGAGTCGGTGGTACACGATTCATTAAAAACATAAAGTGTGATCATTATAGATTCATGAATAATAACGATATTGTTTGTAGAATTCCACCAGCATGGCTAGGCTTTAGACATCATGGTACTATGATTTACTTTGACAGATTCGGTGAAAGAGGTATAAGTCCAACTTGGTCTGATTTCTTCTATGGAATTGTTCAGTCATGGAAGAAATGGACGTTCTTTGATGGTATTGTAGATCACGGAATGCCTAACTATATTAGAGCTATCAGAAAATTAGCAAAAGGCGGTAAATAATATGCATTGGTTATTAATATTATCACTCAAATCAATATTATCTTCAATCATTGGTAGTTCATTCTATCAATGGTGGCAAGGTACAACTATGGGTATATGGTTTCAAAAGAAAGTCGATCAGTATATGGAATACTTTGCTGTAAAATACGACTTAGAATTAGCTAAAACAGACGCTAAATTCAGAAAGCAATATCCACTACAAGCTGATAGATTAGATCATCTAGAAGCTGACTTCGAAAGTATATGGAACCTTCCACTAATTCAAAAAGCTATTATAAAAGAATTAGAAAAAGAATTAAAATAAACGTTTACAAAGCGTGAGTTTTGTGTTATAATATATACTATTAATAAAACAAACAATCAATGAATGATGGACACTAACTTATGACACTAAATGTAACAAAGCGCGATGGTTCAACTCAAGAATTCGACTTAGAAAAAATACACAAAGTTTTAGAATGGGCAACTGAAGGAATCTCTGGAGTATCAATTTCAGAGATCGAAATCAGGTCTAATATACAACTCTTCGACAAAATCCCAGCATACGATATCCATGAACTTCTTATAAAGTCAGCGTCTGAATTGATTCATCCTGACACTACTAATTATCAGTTCGTGGCTGCTAGACTAATTTCTTATAAACTACGTAAAGAAGTCTATGGTCAATACACTCCAAAACCTTTAGTTGACATAATTGTTGATAATGTGTCTCGTGGTGTTTACGATGCTGGAATTCTAACTTCGTATACTATGGATGAAATAGAAGAATTAGACAATGCTATCAAACATGATAGGGATAATACATTCACCTTTGCTGGTATGGAACAATTTCGTGGTAAGTATTTAGTTCAAGATCGAAGAATTCAAGAGCATTATGAAACTCCTCAGATATTGTACATGATGATTAGTGCTACGTTATTCAGTAAATATCCTAAAGAAACTCGTTTGAAATACGTTAAGGACTATTATGATGCAATCTCTCAATTCTACATCTCTTTACCTACGCCGATTATGGCAGGAGTACGCACTCCAACCCGTCAGTTTTCGAGTTGTGTTCTTATCGAATCTGGCGATAGTCTCGACAGTATTAATGCTACTGCCACCTCTATAGTAAAATACATCAGTAAGAAGGCTGGTATTGGTATTGGAGCCGGTTCTATCCGAGCAGAAGGTGCTAAAGTTGGCGATGGTTCAGTAGTTCATACTGGCCTAATTCCATTCTTAAAATACTTCCAAGCTGCAGTTAAATCATGTAGTCAAGGCGGAGTTCGTGGTGGCGCAGCTACTGTATATATTCCAATCTGGCATTATGAATTTGAAGATCTTATTGTACTTAAAAACAATAAAGGTATTGAAGAAAACCGTGTAAGACATATGGATTATAACTTCCAATTTAATAAACTAATGTATGAACGTTTGTTAACTGGTGGTGATATTACGTTCTTTGATCCAAATGATGTACCTGGTTTGTACGAAGCATTCTTTGATGATCAAGAGAAATTTAAAACTTTATACGAAAAATATGAAAAGACTCGTTCTATTCGTAAGAAGTCATCTCCAGCTGTAGACGTATTTTCTACGTTTTTACAACAACGAAAAGATACTGGTAGAATCTATTGTATGAACGTTGATCATGCAAATGAACATGGATCTTTTAAACCTGAGCTTGCTCCAATTCGAATGAGTAACTTGTGTGCTGAAATTGATCTACCAACAAGTCCAGTAACTGATAATCCAGATGATGGTGAGATCTCGTTATGTACTCTTTCAGCTACCAATTGGGGATTAATCAACAGTCCTGCTGAGTTTGAAAAGTACTGTGATCTAACAGTTAGAGCATTAGATGAATTACTTGATTATCAAGATTATCCTATACCAGCAGCTGAACGTGGTACTATGAATCGTAGACCACTAGGTGTAGGTGTTATAAACTTTGCGTACTTCTTAGCTAAACGTGGTCTTAAGTACGACGAAGGCGCATTTGAAATCGTAGATGAATATGCTGAAGCATGGTCATATTACTTAATTAAAGCTTCTCAGCAATTAGCAGTTGAAAAAGGTGAAATACCTTTGAAAGATCACACTAAATATGCCGATGGAGTATTGCCAATTGATACATATAAAAGAGAGCTAAATAATTTAGTAGCACATAAAGAGCGATTACCATGGAATGAACTTCGTGAGAAGCTTAAAGTAACAGGTACTCGTAACTCTACGCTCATGGCACTTATGCCAGCAGAAACAAGCGCTCAAATTTCTAACAGTACTAATGGTATTGAACCACCTCGTGATTTAGTTAGTTACAAGCAGTCTAAAGATGGTGTTATGGCTCAGGTTGTTCCTGGGTATCATCACCTTAAAAACAAGTATGACTTATTATGGGATCAAAAGTCTCCTGATAATTATATCAAAATAATGGCGATCTTTCAAAAGTACGTAGATCAAGGCATTAGTGCTAATACTTCGTACAATCCTGAGCATTTTGAAGACCATAAGATTCCTATGTCAGTAATGATGACTGATTTAATAACAGCTTACAAATATGGTCTTAAGCAATTATACTACTGTAACACATATGACGGTGCTGGTGAAATATCAGATGAACCAGTAGAAGAAACAGAATATGAAACAAGCCCACAATACGACGATGAAGATTGCTCTAGCTGCAAGATTTAATAATACATAAGGAAACCCCTGAATGACTGTGTTGACAAAGAATAAAAGATCGCACTTAGAGAAGATGATGTTTCTCGATGAGCCGGTCGATATTCAACGATACGATGAAGTAAAATATCCACAAATAGATAAGATAACTGACAAGCAATTGGGTTTCTTTTGGAGACCCGAAGAAGTTGATGTCTCAAGAGATAAAAAGGACTTTAATGCTCTTACTGAAAATGAAAAGCATATTTTTACAAGTAATCTTAAAAGGCAGATCTTACTTGATAGTGTCCAAGGACGTGCTCCAAACTTAGCGTTTCTTCCTATTGTATCTTTACCTGAAGTAGAGAACTGGATTGAGACGTGGTCGTTTTCAGAGACTATTCATAGTAGATCATACACTCATATTATTCGTAATATCTATCCTGATCCATCTTTTGTATTTGACGATTTGTTGAATCAACAGAATATTATGGACTGTGGTAAATCAATTGCTAAGTATTATGATGATCTTATTGCTGCTAATCATGATCCAGACGTAAGTATCCTAGATCATAAACGATATATTTGGATGGCTTTAATGAGCGCTAACGCTTTAGAAGGTGTTAGATTCTATGTATCTTTTGCATGTTCTTGGGCATTTGCTGAACTTAAAAAGATGGAAGGTAACGCAAAGATAATTAAGTTAATTGCTAGAGATGAGAATCTACATCTAGCATCAACATCTACAATGTTAAAACTTCTTAAGAAAGATGATCCTGATTATGCTATGATCGCAAAAGAAATGGAACAAGAATCAGTTGCGTTATATGAAGAAGTAATTAATCAAGAGAAAGAATGGGCTAAGTACTTGTTTCAAAATGGTTCTATGATTGGTCTTAACGAAAAGATATTGGCTAACTATATTGAATGGATTGGTAGTAAACGAATGCGATCTATTGGATTACCATGTCCTTATGTAGTTCCTCAGGCTAACCCATTACCATGGACTGAAAAGTGGATTGGTGGCGGTAACGTACAAGTTGCTCCACAAGAAACAGAAATCAGCTCTTATATAATTGGTGGCGTAAAACAAGATATAGATAGTAATGCATTGAAAGGATTGAGTCTATGATGAATATAGAGATATACAGTAAACAACAGTGTCCTTTTTGTGACTATGCTAAATTATTAGCAGAAGATTTAAATCGTAACGGTAAAGCAGAATATGCCGTATTTGAACTCGGAACAGACTTTAATCGCGAAGAGCTATTAGAGAAATTTCCAACAGCAAGGACGTTCCCACAAATAAAAGTCGATGGTGTATCTATTGGCGGCTGGGATCAGTTCAAAAAACTAATAGGATAACGTATGAAACGATCAGTAGTTAACTGTGAAAATTGTTATAACAGAAGCATAATTGGTCACCAGGAAGATGAGATTGTTTTGTTCTGTCCTCACTGTGGAACTGAACAAGACGAAGCTATAGAAGAACTGGACTTTAACGAGTAATCTAATGACATGGCATTATCAAGGCATAATATGGCAACCTCCAGAAGATTTCAATCACAAAGACGTGTACGGTTTTGTTTACCTAATAACGAATCTAGCCACATCCCAGAAATACGTTGGAAAGAAGTTCTTCTGGTCTCAGAAGACTCTTCCTATAACCAAAACTCGAAAAAGAAGAAAGAAAACTTTAGTTGAATCTGATTGGAGAACTTATTGGGGTTCTAATAAGCATCTCCAAGAACATCACGAGACTATAGGAGACGATGGGTTCTATAGGGAGATACTGCATCTATGTAGAACTAAGGGTGAATGTTCATACATGGAAGCAAAAGAGCAGTTTGACCGAGAAGTGTTATTTACTGATGATTACTATAATGGTATTATTCAAATAAGACTTGGTGGTAACGCAGTTAAAAGTTTTTTAAAATAAACGTTTACATTTGACTAAAAGTATGATATAATATATCTACTAAATAAAGATAATGCAATGAGTAAGTATATGAGTAAAGTTATTAATTTTCCAACACATATTCGAAAGCAAGCAATTGAAGACGAAATGTTAGAAATCGACGAAGAGATAACAGAGTTTGTTGAGGAATGTAAAGAAGCGGCTCAAACAACGCTTCTTATGATTGAAGAATTACTATTAAACGAATATGGAGAAACCTTTGACGATTTAGATTTTAGGGATGATTCACTATCAGAATCTCGAGACATGTTTGTTATTATGAATATGGTAACATCCATGTTGATGAGATATGGTGGTGTAGAACACTTTTTAAGCGAAGATTTTGAAACTATATATGATAAGCTAATGGAGCCAACTGAATGATTTTACTTGATTATAGCCAAATAGCACTGGCAAATATTATTGTACAAAAATTAAATGATGAAAATATGATACGACACATGATTTTAAATTCGATCCGTATGTACAATAAACGGTATCGTAAAGAATATGGACAAATGGTAATTTGTGTCGATGGTTCTGGTTATTGGCGTAAAGATTACTTTCCTGAATATAAAGGAATGCGTAAAAAGAATCGTGATGAACAGTCTACAGTTGACTGGGGCGAGATCTTTAGAATCTTAAACTTAGTACGTGAAGAATTAAAAGAACACTTTCCATACAAAGTAATACACTTAGATGGCTGTGAAGCTGATGATGTCATTGGCGCTCTTACTATTAATACTCAAGAGTTCGGCCAACATGAACCAGTGATGATCTTATCATCTGATAAAGATTTTATTCAACTACACAAATATAACAATGTTAAACAGTTCTCACCAAGTCAAAAGAAAATGGTTGTTGATAAGAACCCTAGAACTTATAAGTTTGAACACATTTGTAGAGGCGATAAAGGCGATGGAATTCCTAATATACTATCTCCTGATAACGCTATCATGGATAACATACGTCAAAGTCCTGTAACCAAGAAGAAGCTAGAGCTTTGGACTGATAACGCTGAAGATCTAACTAAAGTAATGTCACAGGAAGAATACAGAAACTTCCAAAGAAATAAAACTCTTATTGATCTAGATGACATTCCAAAGGTTCACCATGAAAATATTATAAATACTTATGTAACCCAAAAGCTTCCAATGAAAATGAAAGTACTAAACTATCTTATTAAAAAACGATGCAATCTATTGATTGAATGTGTAGAGGAATTTTACAATGCGTAAACAAGTAACGAAACCACTTATTTCAGAAGTATTAACAGCAGCAAACAAACTAGGTTCTAAAGGCGAAAGAATTACATATTTACAAGCGCAAGACTGTACTGCGCTTAGAGATATATTACGTATTAACTTTGATACAACAATCAATTTATCGCTACCTCCAGGTGAACCACCGTTTAAGAAGTTTGACGTTTCTAATGCAAAACGTCCTAAAGAGCTAAGATTTGAATATCCTAAGTTTGCTAACTTTATCGAAGTAGTAACTCCAAAGATTAACCAGTTTAAAAGAGAAACAATTTTTATAGATCTATTAGAATCGCTTCATCCCGATGATGCTGTGTTATTTTGTAACGCCAAGGATAAAAAACTTAAACTTAAATATATCACTAAGGCTATGATTAAAACAGCGTTTCCAAACTTAATTAAAAAATAGGAGAGGTATAACCAGACAATCTATATCATGATAGTTTCAATTAACTTAACCTGGAGATTGCTTATGAGTTATATTCAAATTGAACGCCTCAAGAAAGACCGAAATGAGGCAGTATACTATCAGAAAAAATTAATGAAAAAAGGAAAAGATGTGCAAGCGTATAAAATGGAGAAGAAGATCGCGCATTTAAATAATTTCCTAGATGATATGGAAGCAATTTAGTACTACATTCCCTTTAAGTGATATTATGGTTATATGGATATAACTAAATGATCTAATCATTTTCACTTAAAGGGTTTACATTTGACTAAAAGTATGATACAATATACCTATATTAAATAATAAAGAATCGTTATGAATATATTTGTTTTAGATAATGACCCAGTGATAGCAGCAATATCTCAATGCGATAAGCATGTAGTCAAAATGATTGTTGAATCAGCTCAAATGCTGTCAACAGTTCATCGTATGGTTGATGGTATTATGGAGCGTAGAGCTTCAAAGTCAGGCTCAATGATACAATACTTTAAACTAGATGATGATCGTGAAACAATCTTATATAAAGCTTGTCATTTTAACCACCCATCAACTGTATGGACACGTGAAAACTGTCAAAATTACAAATGGCATTACCAACATTTTATTGCCCTTTGCGATGAATATACATATAGGTATGGGAAAGTTCATATGACAGATACTAAACTTAGAAGTATTCTACGAAATGCTCCACTTGATATTAAACATACAGAATCTATGTCGCCATACAAATTAGCTATGGGTGATAATCCAGAATGTGTTGTTGTTGGGTTAAGTGGCACTGATGCGGTCCAGTCATATCGAAACTTCTATAAAACTAAACAAGCAAAGTTTAACATGTGTTGGACTAAACGCGAACAACCGGAGTGGTTCAATGCCATTATATGATTTTAAGAACACGGAAACTGGAGAGATAGAGACCAGAATGATGTCTATTGCTTCTATGGAAGAATACACCAAGGATCCTAATATCAATCAGGTTCTATCAGCACCAAGGATGATAACTGCTGGCGATGGTGACATGCTTAAAAAGGCTGGAGATGGCTGGAAAGAAGTTCAATCAAGAATTAAAAGTGGGTTACCACCTCGACTTAGGGATAACATCAAAACCAAATGAAAAAACCAACTAAATTACGTTTAGAACATCTTGTTAAATTAGATCCATTAACTGATAATCAACAGTTAGCGTTTAACTCATTCGCAAGCGGAAATCATTTATGTT